GATTCTCTTTCAATATCGTTATGATCAAAATTGGCCCAATACAGTTCAAATGCTATTGTATCAGCAAGTGCTTCAAACTGATGCATTTCTCCTGGAGCAATTCTGGTCCATTGTCCTTGAGTTAATATTGTTTCGTCTATTAGGTCATAATTATTCTTCCATACCTTAACAGACAGCTCTCCAGACATTACATAAAATCCGTTCCATTTATATTTGTGCTTGTGCTTGGAACAAGTTCCACCCTTCTTAATGTCAATTCTATGAAACTCCAGACTTGAATTGGCTTCAATTACCTCAGTATTTCCCCATACTTTTCCTTCAATCATTTTTTATTCCTGTATCTATATAATATTCAATTGAATCAATTGCTTTCACTATTTGCATTATTGGTAATCCTTGTTGATCATAAGCATCTTCAAGTTCTTCCCAATATTCCCATGATGGGACATCAGGAGGTATGTGCATTTTTCTTTTTGACACCCATGCTCTAATTGTTTGTTTTCCAAATGAAACTAGTACCTGTTGTTTATCATCATGATGTTCTATAGTAGTAATCATATCAATGTATTCTTCAGGAATTTCCCATAGTATTCCGTCAACGGTTGATTGTATATTATGAATAATATCTGCTGACTCTGCAAAGCGTAGTTCATGACCATGTAAAGTGCTAGGGCCAAAACGAACTGCATCGGGACAAATATCTATCATAGTAAATTCGTTTACAGTTAACGCATAGGAAAAGTATTTCATAAATTTATTATACAGTCTGTATAATTGATGTCAACACTTATTAAGTTATAAATCAGCTTTTGCTTCATCAACTGTGTATGTTGATGTAAGCAAAGTTGCTTGTTGTGTTGTTTTAGAGGCAGATGTTGCAAACAGTGAACTTGGTATTCCAGCATTCGCCAATCTTTGTATGTTACGTCCTTCTCGCATTGCGGCTATTACTGCTTGACCACCTTTGATACTAGTATCAGCAAGTTTTTCTAATACATAAGCACTGCCACCTAAACTAGTGTCTTGACCTATGCTGTGTAAGTTACTAACTAATCCTTGCACAGGAGTTTTAGTTCCTGTTTGTGTGTCAGCTGGTACTATTCCTGCGGCCGCTCTATTTGTTTTTTCTTTTGTCATCTGATTACCCATGTTAGTAAACGATGTTATACTCTGACCTGCTTGTAATGGATATGCGTTAGCTATACGTTCTATTTCATTGTTTACTAGTTCACATACTGCATTGCTTAATCCTAATCTACTAGAATACGTTGCGGCCTTAGATGCAGTAAGTGTTATCTTAGATGGCAATGTCCATTGAGGTGTTATTGTTGGATTACCTTCGTCGTCAAGAACTAATGGGTTAACTATAGGAGTGTAATAAGCATTGCTTACCCAATGATAATGCAAGACAGTATACATTCCATTTCCAGCATTGTCATATTCCTTAGGTTCGGGCCATGCTTGTAAATCATCAAATTCACCCAGATCGTTTATAGCTTTAAGTCTACTAGCTTCTGCATTAAGTTCGTCTACGTGGACCCAGCCAGCGGCTGTTCCAATAACATCAGTTAATAACAATTCTCCATTTTGTCCACTGCCAGTGGCTAAGTCCACAGTGTAAAAATCAATTACATCTTGATCTAATCCGCCTCCACTACTAATTAAACTCAATCCTTTAGTTGTTTCAAGAGTTGGTGCCACCTCTCCTAGTTGACTAGTTGTTAGTTCAAATACATTTTTAATTTGTCCTAGTGCTCTTGCTAATGCTTTGTTAGCATCTGCAATATCTTCAGGCAGAGCAGTGTATAGCTCTTGTCCTAATCCGTTAAATTTTTCGTTTAGTGTTGCCATTATACGTAAACCCTACTCAATGAACTTGCGGCTGTTGATTGCTGACTTGCACCGGCTTCTGTTCCAGCTGAAGGAATTGATGCAAGACTAGGAAAACTATTTGGTAGTATCTTACCAGGATCTAACATGTCTTGCATTGTTACTAGTCCTGATACATTACTTCCTAATATAGCCTGTACCTGGGCCAGGTCTTCTCCTTTAATATTAGCCATCGCATCATATACAGCACTCATTAGTCCTTTAGATGCAGGAGCACTTCCTAAGGTGGCATAATTTGTACTTCCACCACTTAATAAGTCTTGAGAATTTCTTGTGCCAGCGAACTCTACCAGGCCACCTGTTCCTAGGGCGTCGCCTAAGGTAGCATTAGTTAATGCCCCAACATCTGTTGAATTCAGTACTGTGTTAAGATAGTTAGGATCAATACCTGCATTTAATAGACTTTTATTTAGAACAGCAAGTCCGCCGGATTGCTGGCTTAAATTTTTAACAAGGCTTAACGGATTTCCTAGATTATTTAGATCTGCTAAGTTAACAATATTACCTACATTAAACATGTCAGTGCCAAATGATGGTAGGGCTTTGTTGGCATCTGTTAGTGCCCCTGTCATTAAACTATTCTGACTATATGAAGAAAATGTCTCACCGGCAAAACTTTGGAGAGCAGTTATAAATTGATTTGACCCTTGGACTAATGCATCTGCGGCATTAAAGTGTTGAGTGAATACGCCGAGGTCAACTCCCATTATCTGATCTGCTGTATTATTAATAAGACCTGTCATACTAAAATTACTGCCTAGATTACTTAAGAAACTGCTAGGTACTGCATTACCAACTCCTGGAAATGTAAGACCTCCCATTGATATCAAGGCTGTTCCACCTTGGCCGCTAGCGGCCCCAATGGCTTCTGTTATTGTATTAAATCCTGGGAAATTTGATCCTAATTTAGATATTGCACTACCAATGCCTGAACTTTTTATTAAGCCTTCTCCGACTCCTTTCAATAGGCTAGCACCTACTGTCATTAACATTGAAGTCAGAAGTCCGCCGCAGGCCATTCTTAATTACCCACAGATCACGTCAAAACTAGCTGTTGCTCTAGTGTGGCCACATAAATCGTATTCGCCTTGGCGTATTACACGTTTGCCTTCAACTAGTACTGTTGAACTGCCTGGACCTACTACTACAGCCGTACAGTGAATATCGCACCCTTTTGCCCCACAACATGGGTGAGGAGTCACACGACTACCTGGGTATACTACTCCCCTACCATTAACTAGCACAGTCGTGCTTGCATCGATGGCCAATCCGCCTGCCCAGTTTATATCACCTCTACGTACAACTCCGGCCATTGTTTATCCTTGTAAAATTCTCTTTTCTGTTGGTTGAACTATACCTGTTGTTGCTGTTTTATAACTAGCTTGTACTTCAGGGTTAGTTTCAAAAATCATTGTTACTGCACTAATATTTAGTCTTACTGGTTTTTCCAATTCCATAGTAAATGCACTTGGAATCATTTGCATACCGTTTTTCCCTGGGGCTATTGATACAGGCTTTTCTATTAGAAAAAATGTGTCTTCTACTTCTAACACTTTTGTGACCATTTCCTCGCCTGAATTCAGTTTAAATGTGTAAATGCTGTTTGCTGTAATATTCATTTTTATCCTAGTTTATTAGTTAATTCGGCGTCTGTTAACTTAATTAGCCCTTGAAACCCACCCTCGACGAATAATTCTTTATCATTAAATATTTGGGGGACACTCTTAAACCCTTGTTGCATTAAAAATTCTCTTGCTGTTTCATTCTCGTCAATCTTAACTATACGGAACTCTATACCTTTATTTTCTAAAAATGCTTTTGCTTTGTCGCAATACGGGCAGTTTGTTTTTGAATACATTGTTAACATTATAGACTAAATCCTTTAAATATTGTAGGAGCCGTTAAATCTTCTAACCTCCACCCTTTAGTTTTGCCTTTTTTTGGAATACCCCATTTCTTTTCAATTTGCATTTTAAGAGTACTCCAACTTAAATTATGTGTTTTACAGAAATCAGCGGCTTCTCCGCCGTATAATATGTGCTCATCCCCAATTGGAGATGTTAGTCTGTAAGTGTGGCTATTTTTATTTTTTTTGCCGACAAGCAACTTTGCTTTTTCGCTAATTAACGCCTTAGTACTTTCTTTCTGTGTTTTACCGTACATTGGGTTTCCGGTGCCAGAATTTAATTCACTAAATCGTTTTCGTGTTTCGATGCTATGTTGTTTAGGACCATACCCACCTCTCTCTTTCTGGAGGCGTGATCTTAATTCTCGTTGTTGCTTTGCTTTATTAACCCCGTATATTTCTTCGTATGTTTTACCTTTGTGATTAGGTGGGCGAGCGTCAGGGCATATATTAGTTAATATGCCATTCTTGTCATATCCTTTTCTACCATACTTTTTAATTACAGTAGCCTCAATATCATACGCTAATTTCTCGTCTAATATGTTTTCAGCGATATATTCAATTACTGGTTCTACTCCGGACTTTCTTATACTAGCGATTTTATTTTCTTTGTACACATTTCTAGTGTCAGGCACAGTCCGTAAATGTGTTGATGCTCTGTTACCTGTACCTTTGCCGATATAAAATGGTTGGTTGTTTCTCGGATCTACTATTTGATATACATAATACATGCTCTCACTCTCCTGTTCTAAGTATTTAGAAAGAGACTGAGAGTAACAGTTAGGTATCGAGTAATCGTTAGATTGGTCTACACTTAATGCAAAAATAATATGTTCTCTGTTATCCTTGTATGGGGTGACATCTACTAACGTGTTGTCTTCCCATACACTATGTCTTATAGCTTGTACAACATTAAACCCTTTCACAAAATAATAGCCAACTACTTCCTTACCCCCATATATACTAGAGTGTATTCTAACATTGTTGTGGCAGTTATTATACTCGTATGCAGACTGTGCGTCAACTTTAACTGCTCCTATCCAATTACATTTGAGATCTTTTGCCATAGATATAATTTCATTGTCAATTGTATCTGGGTTATTCCACATTTATAAACTAAGTCCTTTAAATGTGTCTTTAGAAACATCTTGTTTGACAGCTCCAATTGTGTATGAGGATATTTGAGTTTGCTGAGGGGCCACCTGTACATCACCACCTGCTATCCATTTCTGTGTCCACGGAAGAGGGTTAGAACCACCTTTATAAATTTGAGGAAGTCCTATACTACTCATACGTTTTGATGCTATCCATTCTACATAGTCTTTTAGTAGTTCTTCGTTAAGACCAATCATTGATCCATCTTTAAACAAGTAACTAGCCCATGCTCCTTCTTGTTCAACAGCAGTTCTAAATATATCAACTACTTCTTGTTCACATTCTTTTTTAATTTTAATATAGTCTTTGTCATCTTGTGGTAACATTTTTAACATATGCTGTGTTGATGCTAAATGTACATTTTCGTCACGTGCAATTAGTTTAATAATTTTAGCATTGCCTTCCATTTTCTTAAGTTCAGCAAATGCCCACGAACATGCAAATGAAACATAAAAGCGTATTCCTTCTAACGCATTAACTGAATTGATACATAACCATAGTTTCTTCTTAAGTTCGTAACGATCGACTGTAATTTTCTTACCATTTACTGTATGAACTCCTTCACCTAGTAAGTTATACCAAGATCCATATTCAATTAAGTCGTCATAATATCTAGTAACTTCAGTTCCACAATTAATTATTTCTTCAATGTTCATCATTTCATCAAATACTTTTGATGGGTCAGCAAATACATTACGTATAATGTGTGTGTACGAACGTGAATGAATTGTTTCGTTAAATGCCCAGGTCTGAATCCAGGTTTCGATCTCTGGTAAACTAACAAGAGGTAATAGGGCTAAGTTAGGTGAACGTCCTTGAACACTATCTAACAGTATTTGACGTTTCAGATTACTAGTAAAGATGTGTTGTTCATACGGTGTAAGATCTTTAAAGTCTTTACTATCACGCATTACATCTACTTCTTCTGGCCGCCAAAAGAAACCTAACTGGCGATCAGTTAATTTATCAAACTGTTTATATTTCAGGGTATCATATCTTTGTATGCCACGGCCACCGCTTTTGTCAAGAAATGCTAGGCTCTTAAGATGATTTGTTTTTGTATTTAGAACGCTCATGTAGTATATTCTTATTGTGGTTATTTAAAGTTTACAACTATCGCAGTCTGCATCATCCAGGTCACTTTCATTAAATTCGACACTATCTTTTACATCACGGTCAATATCAATTTCGCCTTGACCATCGTGTGTGTTGTTGTAGTATAACTGCTTGCCACCGTATTTATAAAACATAATAACGTGTTGTAACAGCTCACTCATTGGGATCTTTTCATCCTCATAATGCTCTGGATTGTAAGAAGTATTTACCGATATTCCTTGGTCAATATATTTTTGGAGTACAGCCATTATCTTCAAATACCCTATTGGAGACTTCTGATCCCACAATAGTTCGTATTTGTTTTTCAATCTTCTAAACTCAGGTACTACTTGTGTTAACGCTCCGTGTTTACTTTGCTTAATACTAATATAGCTACGTGGAGGTTCTACACCGTTTGTTGAGTTACTAATTTGTGCAGATGTCTCTGCTGGCATTAGTGCCATTAGTGTTGAGTTACGTATACCAGTCTTCTTAAGTTGCTTACGCAATCCAGACCAATCAACTAGATCTTTGTGTGGTACTAGCTCGTCGACATCTCGTTTATATGTGTCAACCGGTAATATACCATGATGATATTTAGTTTCATCTGATTTAGGACAAGCACCATATTCTTCTGCTAAGTCTGCAGATGCTTTAATCAGGTAATATGACCAGTGCTGTGCCCATCGATCTAATTCAGGTAAGCAACCAGGATCACTGTATGTAAAGTCATTCTTTGCTAACCAATATGCCAAATTAATAATGCCTACACCTAAAGGTCGCCTGTTTTCTGTAGCCATTCTGGCCGCTAGTACTGGATAGTTCTGATAGGTTAAAAGGGCGTCTAATCCTCGCACAGCAAGCCCGCACGCCTTTTCCATCTCTTCCGGAGCTCTGAATGCACCCCAATTAATAGCACTTAATGTACATAATGCTATTTCACCATCGGGATCATTTAAATCGTTTAACGGTTTGGTTGGTAAATTAATTTCGCAACATAAGTTACTTTGTCTAATTGGTGCTACTTTAGGGTCAAACGACCCGTGTGTGTTAGCATGATCAACATTTTGTAAATATATCCTACCTGTATCTTTACGTTCTTGTATAAATGAACTAAACAAATCAATTGCTTTTAATGTTTTCTTACGAATTTTTGTATTACGTTCTGCAGTTTCATATAGTTCTTTAAACTTATCTTGATCTTGGAAGAACGCATCATACATACCCGGAACATCATGTGGTGAGAATAACGTTATGTCTCCACCTGCTAACAATCTTTCATACATTAATTTATTAAACTGCACACCATAATCCATATGACGAACACGATTATCATCTGTACCTTTGTTGTTTTTAAGTACTAATAAGTCCTCTACTTCTAAATGCCATATAGGATAGTACAAGGTTGCCGCGCCATTCCTTACCCCACCTTGTGAACACGATCGTGTTGCCGCCTGAAATAATTTAAAGAATGGGATAACACCAGTATGGTAAGCATCGCCTTTCCTAATAGGACTTTTAATAGCTCTAATTCGACCTGCATTTACACCAATACCTGCTTTCTGTGACACATACCTAACAATACTCGCCGCTGTGGCATTAATAGAATCTAAACTGTCATCTGTTTCAATTAGTACACATGAACTAAACTGTCGTTGACTAGTTCTTAC